CCTGTGGCAGTAGACGTAACGCCGAGCGTTATATCGTCGTTAAATGTCGGGCTGTTCGAGAAGACCAGCGAGCCTGTGCCTGTCTCATCAGTAACAGCGGCAGCAAGATTAGCTGACGAAGGCGTTCCTAAGAATGTGAGGATGCCTGTGCCAGTTGTTGTGGTTGAAGGCGCTACGCCTGCGCCGCCGCCGATAACAAGAGCACTCGCTGTAAGAGCCGCCGAAGATGCGAGAGTGCCGGTCGCGCTATAGTAAAGAACGCCACCAGATGTTCCGCTTGTCAGCCCTGTGCCGCCAGATGCAACAGCTAATGTAGCCGATAAGCCAGCAGCCGTTCCTGTCGTATTTTGATTAAACGTGGGCCAAGTAAATGTGCCTGTAGAAAAATTACCTGACGTAGGTGTTCCTAAAACAGGCGTTGTAAATGTAGGCGATGAAAGCGTCGGAGAAGTCGCTAGGACAACATTACCTGTGCCTGTGGTTGCAAGTTCACCAAGAACGCCAGCGTTATCATAAAGAATACGCCCCGACGTGCCGCCTGTGATCGCAGTTGTGCCAACTGTCAGACCCGACGCAACCGTCGTCCATGACAGCGCGCCAGAACCGTTTGTTATCAGAACTTGACCATTTGTGCCGTCAGCCGTTGGCAGCGTATAAGTAACCGCAGCGGAAGCGTTGCCACCTTGAATCGTTGTCGCATTGGCGCTTAAGGCGTTATAAAAAGCTATCTTGCCTGTCGTGGCAGACGCTACACCAAGGGATAGAGCTGCGGTGGCTTTATCAAAATTAAAGGCCGCGTTACCGGCCATGCTGCCAGCGTCATTAAACTGAACATTCTTATCAATACCTGCGGCGTTACCCGCTGCGCCACCCGCCGATGCCCATGATGTATTACCGAGGCCATCAGTGACGAGCACATAACCAGATATACCATTTGATGCTGGCAACTGGAATGTTGTTGTCCCTGCGATAGCAGCCGCTTTTACTGTTACTGTACCTGACGTAGAGCCAATAAAAGTCGCTGTGCCAGTGAGTGTAGGCGAGCCAATCGTTGGACCTGTACCAAATACTAAAGCCCCAGCGCCCGTTTCATCCGTGACAGCCGAACGGAGATTCGCGCTCGATGGCGTCTCCAAGAACGTCGCAACACCTGACCCAAGGCCGTCAACGCCTGTGCTAATAGGTAATCCCGTCGCATTTGCCAATATCGCTGAAGATGGGGTGCCAAGAGCAGGTGTAACGAGTGTAGGGCTGTTTGATAAGACAATGCTGCCAGAACCAGTGACATTCTGCCCAAGAGCCGTGGCGACACCTGTGCCGAAAGATGTGATGCCCGTGCCGCCATTAAGAACCGGCAATACACCTGTGACACCAGTTGTAAGCGGGAGGCCCGTGACATTGGTCATCGTGCCGCTGGATGGGGTGCCTAATGCACCACCAGAATAAAGAAATGTACCGCCGCTACCGAAGTTAACAGAGACACCGTCATTACCATTCAGCGTAATTGTGTTGTTAACTGAAAACGTCTTGCCTGCCGCAATAGAAATCGTGCCGTTCGAGCCAAATACAAAGTTCTTTAAGTATTGCGAGGTGACATAATAGTTCTGCCCAGACCTAGCAATGGGGATAGCATCGGCAGCTTGAGAAGAGCCGCCGTCTTCAAGTTCAGAAATCTTAAGATCGGTCATACAAAGAACCTCTAGGCGCTACCTGAGCATACCGTAGAGAACTCAGATATGCAAACAAAAAACCCCGGCGGCACAAGGGGGAGGAAACACCGCCGGGGTGGAGTTTAGACTAGAGGCAATGAACAACCGGGAGGTTCGTTCACCACTGGTGATAACATGAGTTAAACCGCCTGTCTACTAAGCGCTGCGTAACGCCAGCGTAAAGTCAACATTGTCGCTCGTGCCACCGGACACCGTCGGCTTAATGTACACAGCGTAGATATTGATCTGCTGGAACTGTGCCGTAGATGTAGCCGACACCGTCGTGCCGCCTGAGTCTTTGAGGTCCGTCCATGTCGTCCCATCGTTGCTGTACTGCAACTTGGCCGTCGCCCCACCAAACGTCCCGCCAATCAGCAGAGACGCAATGGACCCGCTGGGCACAGCGAACTTAAGCGGCGTATCCGTCGAGGTGGTGATGCCCGTCCACTTGACAGTAGGCACACCTGCAACAATCGACACAACTGGTGATATATCAGCCATTTACAACTCCTTACGTCCACCCTGCAGCCATCGCAGGCTTAACTTCCCTCCGCGCCAACAACGTCCCGCCATCAGCCACTTGAGCTATGTGGAGCATGAGGTACTGTAATGCCTCAGCCACGTGGGAGTGCGCGTTCTTATCAATGACCCCGTCACCCTTGGGCTTGTAGCGATACCCGCCCATCATGGCCGCTTTAAGGTGTGTGCAGCGTGGGTCAACGAGAAACGCCGGGTCGCCATCTACTTGGCGCATGAGATAGTCATCGACCGCGTTTATGCGCGCCGCAACGGAGTTGGTCCGCGCTGGCATAACCTTAAGCCCCTCAGCCTTGATGATGTCCACCGCGCTGCGTTCGTCAGTCTGTGCTCTCTGCGTCCCTGCCGGATCGACCACAACAAACACAGGCGCACCAGAAAACTGTTCATAGAGCAACGGCTTGAGCACGGTCCGAATGAAGCGTTGAACCCCCATGTCGAAGCTGACTGCTTCAGCAAATATCAGTGCGCGCCCGCGCGGGTCTTGCTGTCCAATGACGGCGGCAGGTGTGAGTCCAAGGTCCATTCCCACAATGATTGGGCGAACTCCGTTGGTAATGTGACGGAGTCGAGAAGTGGCCATATGATAGTCTGCTCGGAAGTATTTGTAAACAGGAAGACCTGCACTGGATAGTCCGTACTCTCCGTCAATATAAACCCTAATGTATTCATCGGACCGACCCTGTGTATCATAATACCCGTCGGGCAAATTTTCGATGTTTTCGGCATAGGGGCTGCGTCCTGACGGTTGCTTAAACACATCCCATCCGTTGTCGTTGGCGCTGACGCCATCGGCGGGACTAAGGTGCTCAAGCTGGTAATACCACCATGTATCCATGGTCGGCGGGTTGGTGTCGCCCCACATCCCATGCCACGTGGGACCACCGTCTTTCTTGGAAGGGAAACGTCCAATGCGTTTAGACATCGCATCGACGATGTCTGGGTGGATGTCCCGGCACTCGTTAAACCACGCGCCAGTAAGCTCAAGAGAATTGAGGTTAGCCACATCATCGGCGTCATCCAGCGCACGAAACATGATCTCACTCTCGACATCGCCCACCCTGAAGAAGTAAGTCTTGGTCGTCCGCATGTAGTCGCCACACACACCCGGCGGGAACCAATCCAGAAACGTCTTGATCGTCGTGTCCTGAAGCTGCCTCGCCGTCTCACGCACCACAGCGAAGCGGGTCTTGCGCACTCCTTGGCTATTCGGCTCCTGCGCGCTCGCACGCCTGATTACCTCAAAGCTGCATGTGACCGATTTACCACTACCAACTGGACCTAACAGGACGCGCATCTTGGCGTCCGACTTCATAAACTTAACACCAGTAGGCGGCGGTGTGTAGTCAATATCAAGAGCCATCAGACAACACCATGATCCGGTAAATTACGCCCACACGCTTGGTTTTGAGTATCTTAGTCTGATAGGACAGGTTCTGGATTGTCAACAACTTTTCCATCAGAGTCGCTTCGCTTAGACTTGTGAAGTCAAACGTCGCTGGCTTCGGCCTCAATCTCAGAGTCTGCAGGAGTTGACGCATCAACGTCGATAAGCCTTGCACTTCCAAGCTCCTGACCCCCGAGATTTATCATTATGCGCACGCCGCCAGCCGCGCCGGAATCCACTGGTTCATTCTTCGGCTCCAGCCCAGCCCACTTTACCGTAGACTTAATGAGATCAGCCTTCACCGCTGCGCTTACGTCTGGATTATGGATCAAACACCACGATGTTGTGAGAAGCTCTTCAGCCTGCAGCCGCGCCTTGGTCTTGAAGAGAATGCCCTTGTCACGAATCTCGTCCCGATAGCCTTCCACCTTCTTGAGAAAGATCGGGTCCTTATTGAATGACAACAAGTCTTGCGCTTGGATGCTGTGCCGCTCCAAAATTTCATCGACCTCCTCACCACTGCCCTCAAGTCTGAGCGCAATGTCGAAGGCTAGGCGGTTTGTCCAACGCGTGGAGTCGTATGCAAGTGACATGTGGAGAAAGTAAACTGGGATTGCGGGGATGGCAAGTTGTGAGATTTTCCGAGACTTGTGTATTTTCTTCATAGCTTCACCCCTGAGCTTGTGTATTTTTTACACAACTTCGTTTTTTGGGGTCTTGTTTTACGAGGTTTACTACACACTGGCTGGGCCTCGCGCGCGTCAGTCCATGTGGCCCCTCCCCTGCCTACCCCACTCTGTTGTCATACAGAACGGCCTTGGTTGACATTCATGTTGACATACTATGCCTACGGCCTAGTCTAAGGCATAAGCTATTGATATTGCAGCGATTTGACAACGGCCCCGACTTGTGCATAATGGACACAACCCCCGGACTGGCCGGAGGGTTTAGGCAATGGAAAGGTTAAGACTATGGCAATCGCTTCTAAGAAAACCGCTCAGGTCGAATCAGTCTCTAATGAGCAACTTTTTGAGATGATAAAGCGCCTACAGGCTGAAAATGCTACGTTAAAGGCTGCTAAGGCTACCCCTACTAATCGCTTTACTGTTAAACTCTCTCCCTCTGGTAAAGGTAATCTTTGCATATACGGCCTGTCACGGTATCCGTTTAGCTTCTATCGTAATCAGATTGAGGCTATTCTGGAAAACGCTGAAATCATTAAAGATTTTATCTCCAAAAACGAGCCTGCCCTGTCTAAAAAAGGCGAATAATCTCTATCACTGGCCGGGGCTAGTCCCCGGCCTTTTCTCGTTTCCTGCCAAGAGGTTATACCATGCAAAAAATTAACGAAATCGCAATCGTTCGCCATTACAAGGGCAAGAGCCGCACAATTCTGGTGAGCGTTTATGCCAAGCGGAAACGCGCTGTCTCCAAGGCGCTAGTCGAAAAATACGGGTTTAACCTGAAAGGGGCGGAAAATGCTGCCAGAGCTTGATCTATTAGCAGCGGCGCTAGTCGCCGTTCTCGCCTCGCAATATCTTTTCTAATAACTAGGCCGGGATTTTCCCGGCCTTTTCTTTACCCGTTTGTTTACATTCATGGGATAGGCTAGGAAGGCTCAGGAATAGCCTATCCTGTTTTCCGGTAGGGTAGTAGCGCCCCGGTTCTAAATCACTCCCTGCGCCGCTCCCTACCCGTTCTAGCGCCTACCCCATACCCGGTGCGACCCTGCCTCGGCGCAACGCGCCGATCCTCCCCGAACGGTCAAGATTTAGCTAATGGCAAAGCACAAGCTAATGGCAAAGCTATAGGCTAGGATTATTTTCTCTATATCCAATAGGTTTAGCCATGATTTTGTAGACATATATTTCACTCAAGGGTTACCGGGCGCACCAAAAATGCTACTCAAGGGTTACCGGGCCAAGTATTTGATTTTATTGAGTTAATCTAACAATCTAAAATTTAGGGCAACAATCCAAAAGAAACTTACACTCGGTTTTGCCCCGAAACTTTACATTTTAATACCATATGTGTTTGTTTTTCCTATATATATATATAGAGTTTAAGATAAATAATCTAATAATATAGAGAAATTTGTGTCTTCCTTTCCAAATTTTCAAATTTTTGTTCCACACACGAAAACGCGGCGTCACTCTCTCCCCTCCAAAAATTTTATTTTTTGGTGACCCCTACGAAAAAATTTTAGATTATTTATATTATTGTTGTTTTCAAAGGCATTTCTCCGATACATTTTAGATTATTGCCATATTGTTGCCACAATTTTTAGATTATCGCATGTAAAGTTTCCCTCCAAAACTTTACATTTTGTGGCTCCCATTACCAAACTTTACATCCGTGTAAAGTTTCAGTCTACAAACAAACTTTACATTTTCACTCCGGCAACCCGTTGAACTTGTGTGCATTTGACACAAGCGGCGATTCGTGCAATGCTCGAACTTGTGAACAAAACACACAACGAAAGGGTTAGGCAATGAAAAAGGGACTCACAAACTGGCAATGCCGCGACTACGTAGCCAAGCTAAAACCATTCCAGAATAAGAATAAAACCCTATACGGCGAATGGGCTGATGCTAATACCTATGTGGTTTATAGCTATGGAAGCCACTTCCCTATCTACGCATGGGTGCGCCAAACCAACCGTTGGTATGCCAATGAGGATAGATATAGCCGCACAACCTCCCACCATCAGAGCCTAGCTAACCCGTCTCCATCCTCTCTCATTCCCGTATCCACCAGCTTTCTCAAATCACTGGCTATCCAAGGCTTCGCTGCCATCGCCGCTGCGCGCGTCATTCATGGGGAGATTTTCTAATGACTTCGCTTTCTTCACCCTCTTTCGTTCTCACAAAAGCGCAGCGCCAGTCTGTCTATCGCCTATGGCTTAGGGATGAAAAGAAACAGCCTTATCGCCAGTTTCGACGCCGCGTTCAGCCAGCCTATGGCTGCGTAATGATTAACCTATGGGGAATGTGGCTTGGAATTGAGCCTGATGGATACACGCACAGCTAAGAAACAGGAGTAGAATCAATGGCTAATTGTGAGTCCGTCCGTGGTGCAAGCGGCTGTGTCCGCTGCACTAACCCTATTCCAAAGCGTCGTTATGACCTTGGCTACAGGCTTTGCCTGTCCTGTGGCGATGCCCAAGCGCGCAAGATTGTTCGCACCATAGTCCCAAGCCATAAGGGTGCATATCAGCCCGTTGGCGATGTTAAGTATTTGAAAATGCTGAATAAATACGCAGCGATGGAGGGGTGAAGTGGCTGCTAAGAAGAAGCATTGGCATTTCAAAGGGGATCGCGTGAGGCTGACTGTGCGGCTTAAACGCGAACTCTACGAAGGCATAGCCAGTATGGCAGGAGACAAAACGACGCCATTCAATTCAACAAACGACCTGATTGAAAAGGCAGTAATGCAATTCCTAAACAAGAAAGGGTAAAACCATGACATTCAAAGAAGCAACGCTGGACGGCAAGCGCATTGCCTATTCATCCACAACCACCTTCTTGGTGCAGGTGGGCAAAGCCAAGAGCGGATACAAAACGCGGTATTCGTTCACTGGTGATTTGCACAAGGCTGTGGCTTACTACTGCGCCATTAACATTGGCAATGGGTATAAGAAGCGGCTGTTTTCGCCCGACATGAACAAACCCGTGCTGGCTAAAGCCTATAGCTGACAACCAAAGGAGAGGAAAATGACAACCATCAGGCCATTCTTTGAGGACAAGATTGTATTCGTCATATGGAACGATGACAGGCGCGCATGGGTCGCGGCTGAGGGAACGGGGATGTTTTACACCTCTGACCCTGACAAAACGCGGCAATTTCCAAGCCAAGCGGAAGCTGAGAAATGGGCCAAGGCCGACGGCCAAGAGACAATCCAGCGCTGGATAGGAGGCTGATATGTTTATGCAATGCGTTGGTGCTTGTCATCAGGCGATGAGCCTTATTCGTAGCCAAGAGAAGCGTATCGCTGATTTGCGTAAAGAAGCTGACATGATGCACAGCGAATATAAAACAGCGCGTGACCGCATAAACGAATTAGAAGCCGCATTAGAGGCGCAGGCGCGACGGATTGCGGAGTTGGAAAAGATGCTCGCCGTTCATCGTCTGGCGGTTGACGTTGACGCCTTAAAAGCCCGCATCGCGGAGTTGGAAGCGGAGAACGAAGAACTGAAAAAGGCAATTTCTAAACCGTGGATGGGTTCTGCCCGCGCCGCTTATCTGGGAGAGAAGGAATGACTGACTACACCGATTTAATCGAACGGCTGCGTGGGAACGATATGCCTTGGTCTGTC